GTTTGAGAAACAGGATTTTGATCTGTTTGAAGCCTTATCGGCTATTGACAACAAAGACTATGGATACTATGATCGTTTAACGGATGAGCAGAAACAGAAGTTTAATCCCTTTATGTTGATCAAGTGGATCACATATATCAAGGGCAAGACTGAAGCACAGCAGTACTATGTGTTAGCCAATAATGAATTCGCTAACAAATATATGTTCAACGAGATCGTCGGTAAGCATCCTAAATTACAATGGTTGATGTTGTGTTCAGCAAGCCCTAAGTTAGGCAAACAATTCCGTCAATGGATACCTCAGATAAGCGAACGTGTTAGTAAACTCAAAGACAATGCCAAACTAACCGACATACGTGAATACTATAGCAAGATATATCCTAAGGCTGATAAAGAATTAGTCGATGAGATATCGAAACTTTACGTAGCAGAACATAAAAAGAAAGTATACCTTGCACAAAAATTTCCAGAGATGAATTTCGATGACATTGAAGCACTTAGTAATTTCGTCACAGAAGATGACATCCAAAAATACGAAAAAGAACACGGCAACTGAACATAGTTGTGAATTTTGTGGTCGCTCTTTTATCAGAGAGAACACAATGCTCAAACACCTATGTGAGACGAAGCGTAGGTGGCAAGATCGTGACAAGCATGGTAATCGTATAGGGCATAATGCGTTCATGCAGTTCTACAGTAAGCACAGCAGGAAAGCAAAGAAAGACTACATGGAATTTGCGAAAAGCGCATATTACACTGCCTTTGTTAAGTTTGGTAACTATTGTGTAGAAGCACAAGTATTGAATCCTAGCAGATATGTAGACTGGCTATTGAAAGAACAGATTAGCATAGACAGTTGGAACCGTGATACTAACTATACTAAGTTTATCATTGATTTTTTAAAGTCAGAAGATCCATTAGATGCAATCGCACGTAGCATTGAGACATGCATAGTATTAGCCGAAACTGATAAGATTCAGAATAAAGATGTGTTGAGATACGGTAATCGTAACAAAATATGCTTTGAGATTACGAAAGGAAAGATAAGTCCATGGATGCTATATCATAGTACTAGCGGGTTAGAATTTCTAGGTAGCCTAGATTCTACACAAGAAAAGATGATCTTTGACTATATCAACCCAGAACAGTGGGCTATCAAATTCAAGCGTTCTCAAAATATCATAAATGAAGTCAAGGAGTTGTTGAATGTCGCAGGGTACTAAAGTCAGGCTTGAATGGCGCGACGGACGTAACAACACCGAGATGTGGAATGAAATTTGTGCGTGGTGTATAGATCAGTATGGTTTACCGGGTGGTAAATTCGAATGGCATCCCGATACGGATTACATGGATTTTTATTTCTATGATAATAAAGATGCTGTTCACTTTGAATTAAGATGGGGATAGATTGAATCAAGTGACTCTTTATATCGACTCTATGAAGACTATAGAAATAGTACATGAATTAAAAAAGATAGGTTGGGTACAGAATGTAGATTTTGATTTTGCGTTCCATCAAAGTCATTGGGATAATATGACCGGGAAGATCCCAAAACAGGCCGTGTTTACTTTTTACAATGAAAGCCATGCTAGTTATTTTTCCTTAAGGTGGGGATGATGCGTGATATAAAACCAACATTAGAATCAAAAGAAGGATACATGATATGGGAGAGTTTCATCCCAGAATTGTGTATCACAGATTTCAATAATAGATTGAAAGATTTGTATCCTGTACGTGCTAGTAGCAGTAAGAAAGTCTATGCTGAACGTGATGATATCAAGAACCTAGAAGATATTAGTGTGTGGTGGAGTCAATCTGTAACTGACTTTCCCGAAGTAAAGAAGATACAGAAGTATATCGACCCTATCATAGAACACAATCTGCCTAATCTAAAACATTATGCTAGCGATTGTGTATTCATCAACAGTGGTAGCACATGGGTTAATCCTCACGTTGACACACCCCATCGTTTCGATAAATGGAACTATGACAAGCGACTGTTGGGTGTGCAATGTATAGTGTCATTATCTGATTTGAATGAAAACAACGGCAGTACTGGATTGGTCCCGTTTAGTCAAAAGCGCGATTTCGATATACACAAGTGTTATAGTGGTAACTATGATCGCTGGTTTATGCAGAATGTCAAACAACATAATATGCCCCGCGGTAGTTTATTGATGTACAATTGTCGCGTGTTACATAGCAGTATGCCAAATAACGGGCAAATTGAACGCCCGGCTCTATTGTTCAATTACTTAGATAGTAGTATAATAGATGAAGTATCAGATATAGATAACGTTTGGACAAGCAATGGTAAACGTCCCTAAAAGTTTTCAGGATTATGATGACGATGATCCTGAATTTGAAAAGCGTCAAGCACGTTGGGACTACTATGAGACATTGAAAAAACTACGCAAAGAATTTACTGAAGATGGGCGTAATTTTGATGCAGATGAATTCATTGTTTGGATAGAAGAGAAGTATGGATTTAAACTGATACTAAATGACACAGGAATCACAGACAATTATACTGTGTCAGATAAAGAGAAGTATCTTATTTTTAGGCTGAGATATGATTAAAAGTAGTTTTGTTCCTGTTATTGACTATGCAGATGTGGTGGTGTATGAGAATCCACGTGACCATGATAGAGTTAAATTTGAGGTTAAAGATAATTGCGCAGAAGTGATCAAATGGTGTCGTAGAAACTTTGGGCAGAGGGGCGATGGATGGGACTTTTATGGTACTACTAGAAGTTATACTATAGAGATATGGTCTAGTAGATTGATAACAATGTATAGGATTTGGAAAGAATAATATGGCAAATGACATCATGATAGATATGGAGACACTAGACACAAGTCCTTATTGTGTCATTCTCACTATCGGTTGCGTTAGATTCGATCCATATGGCGATGGTGTAGTACAGAAACTTGAGTTACGTCCTACTATCGAAGAGCAGACAGAGATTCACAATCGTGTTATCAATGACGATACGATTCGTTGGTGGAGTGAGCAGAGTCCTGAAGCGCAAGAAGAGGCTATGGGAGATATAGGACGTATTAGTTTTCGTGAGTGCATGGAAGAATTATATAAGTTTAGTTGGAATCGCAGAGCAGTGTGGAGCAATGGTGCGGCATTTGACGTTGTTGTAGCAGAGACAGCGTTCCGTCAAGTATTGAATGATAGACCTAATCCTATTCCTTGGCCATTCTATACTGTGCGTGATACAAGAACACTGTATGAACTAGCCAATGTTAAATTGAAAGATGGCGGATACAAGACTACACACAAAGCAGTAGAAGATGCTGAACGCCAGGCTATTAAAGTGCAAGAGGCATATAGGAAACTTGGATTGACTAAATGAAATTAGTGTATTTGAATGATGCAAATATACCTTATGCAGAGGCTGAAAAGCATTTTGATGAAGCCGCCGATTGGGCAAAACAAAACTGCAAGACTTTTATAAGTCATACTGTTCAGGATGTTAGCGATGTTTCTTATAACTACGATCACGTAGCAGAATATAGATTCCGTGACCCTAAAGATGCAATTTGGTTTGAATTAAGATGGCAATAATTTATGAAATTTAAGAGTGATATTGATATTGACTTTGCAGATCGTGAATTGATTTTGCAAAAGATTAGTCATACCTCTGCCGCAATGCGCAATGCTAAAGTTTCCAACTATGCTAATCATCAATCTACTATACGTAAACATGCGACAGGCGTTTATGTAACAGATATACCTTACGACCCTGTCAATGATATGGCATCTATCGATTATGTAGACGCAGAAGAACGTGGCTATATGAAAATCGACATGCTCAATGTACACGTTTATAAGAATGTGCGTGATGAAAAACATCTTGTAGAGTTGATGGCTGAACCAGACTGGAATAAATTAAACGATCCTTCATTTGTAGAAAAGTTGATACACTTGGGTAATCATTATAATAGTTTGCGTAAGATGCCTGAACCAGTAAATAGTATACCGAGACTAGCAATGTTCTTAGCCGTCATACGACCGGGTAAAAAACATCTGATAGGACTATCTTGGTCAGAAGTGAATAAGACTATATGGGACAAAGAAGAAGGTACATATAGTTTCAAGAAGTCGCATGCGGTGGCGTATGCGCATCTAGTCGTAGTACACATGAATTTGTTATCCAATGAACTTACAATTAGTTAAAGAAAATGATCCTATATTAAGATTGACCGCAGAACCATGGGACTTTGAGACTGACGGAGACCCTAGCGATATCATCAAAGACATGGCTAGGATCATGATAGAGAGCAACGGTATCGGTCTAGCAGGTCCACAAGTAGGCTTGAGTAAACGCATCTTTATCATGGGCAATAAAGACAAATTATATGCTTGCATCAATCCCGAGATCATAGAAGCAGATGGTAACATCATGGATCAAGAAGGTTGTTTAAGTTTTCCTGAATTATGGTTGCGTGTCAGAAGAGCAGACACTATCAAAGTCAAATATCAGAATGCGTTGGGTGGAATTATAGAGACTGAGTTTTCAGGACTAATATCTAGAGTCTATCAGCATGAGTCTGATCATTTGAATGGGGTTTGTTTTGACACTAGGGTAGGAAAACTCAGCCTAGAAATGGCTAAAAATCGCAGAAAGAAGCGATCAAGGAAGCCGCTTAACTAACGTTATACTACGGCGCTTTGTCTTGCGCTTGTTAAGTTCGTTTAGGCTCACTATAGGGCCGTGTAATACGGTTAAATTCTTATTGTTAAATGTCCTCAGATAGGGCTTGAATAGATTCCATTCTTCCTTGAGGAAAATATTGATAGGTATCTGACGGTTACTTTCCCACCACCAGACCTCGCCTAACTCTAGAAACAACTCTTTTACCTTTACATCTACTATAGAACCATAATCATATATGCTAGTACATTGATCATCTCGGTTCTGCATTATTCCCACATAATCTTGGCTGGCAAAGGAAACGACCGTTATAAAGGGGTGATTGTCGGTTAACTTCTTAAAAAAATCTTTTGAAATCGTCATTGAAGATTATTTATAATTGGGTTGCCAATAAAATATTTTATTTTTATGCGACTAAATACATACAGGAGCGACAATCTGTGACGATTAATACAGTTAGATATTCAACACCAGCATTCATTTTCACCCAGCGCCAGATTGTCGTCCTACTATCAGGAAACAGTCCGAGGGCCTTTATGCCAGTATACGCAAAAACCATGAATCTACATAAAGGTGTAGATAACAAATTACAGTTTCAGTTCTTGAACCAAGAGCAGAAACCAGTGGATATCACAGGAAAAGTGATAACTTGTCGCATCATAAATTATGATGGTACAGAAGTATTAATAAAGAAAGCATTGACATTGGAACTTCCATTGACAGGTATCGCATATCTGCAACTCAATGCAGCCGAAATCGAAGACATACCTGCGCAGATGTGTCACTATAGTTTAGAGATTCCTGTAGGACAGTTTGGATATCCTGTATTCGTTGACCCTGCGGCAGGCGCACGTGGTCAGATCAATGTAGTAGACAGCGTACTTCCTAGTTTCGTTCCTAGCGAAATGGTTACTATCCCGACAGGACAACCTTTCCCTAACTTAGATAGTAACAACAGCATAAACAACGTATTGTCAAATGCTAATACATATTATAGTTCAGTCATCAATACTAATGACAATCCAGTGTTGACATTGCAGGCCCATTTACATGAGTTCAATGGTGAAGTTGCTATAGAAGGTACATTCAATAGCCAACTTACAGATTGGTATCCTATAAGTTCAGATGAATACTTAGAAACTACTGAGACTGTAGGGTACACGATACATGGATTTCACCCATTCATAAGAATGGTATTCACAAGTAATACCGGAATAGTATCAAACATTTTGGCAAGATAATGAGTCTGCGTGATTACATATTATTAGTAGAAGAAGCCAGTAAACACAAACATTTGTGGCACGGTACATCAACACCATCTGAAATAATAAAAAAACAGGGTCTAAAAAGTTCAAGACAACATTCTGTTTTTCTTACAGATAATCCTGAATTAGCAATTGAATATGCCGAATCCGATCAAAATAGAACCGGCAATGATGATGTGGTTTTAGTTACAGTAGATGTAAGTAAATTAGACCATACTAAATTGATAGGTGACATAGATCATACTAATATTGAAGATTGGCAAGAAAGTTTGTTAGAAACGGATCAATGCATGTATATGGGCGACATTACTTTGGATATGATAACAGCCATAGAAGATTTGGAATAATAAGTTGCCGATACACTTTGTTTTTACGTAGCAAGGTGATATAATTATAATGTGTTTGATATACTTCAAGTCATTCCTGGTAAGAAAAAACTAACGCAAAGCGGCTGGCACAGTTTCAACGCTGTGTGCTGCCACTATCGCGGGCATAGCGTTGACCGTCGCGGACGCGGTGGTATCAAATTCAGCGATGCCGACAACTGGAGTTATCATTGTTTTAACTGCGGATTTAAATCTGGGTTCACGCTAGGCAAACCACTCACTAAGAATACAAAGCAATTGTTGGCTTGGTGTGGTATGGACATTGACGATATCAACAAATATAGTTTTGAGAGTTTACAACACAAAGATTTGTTAGATTTTGTAAAGGTAAAAAAAGAAAAGAAAAAGGTAAAATTCAAAGAGATGAATTTGCCTGATGCTGAATTGATAGACACAAACAATCCTAAACACGAAGTCTTTATAGAGTATCTAACTAAACGTAAAGTAGATATCAGTAGGTTCCCCTACATGTGTACTCCTGATGAAGAAGGTCGTCAAGCGAATCGAATCATCATACCTTTCACGTTTGAAAACAAGGTAGTAGGACACACTAGTAGATACTTAGATGATCGTAAACCTAAATTCATTAGTGAGCAACAACCTGGATATTTGTTTGGTTACGATTTACAGAAACCAGAGTGGCAAGCATGTGTCGTGACTGAAGGTATATTCGATGCATTGAGCATAGATGGCTGTGCGTTGACTACTAACGGCATCAGTGAAGAACAAGCAGAATTATTAAAACAACTGAATAAAAAGATAATCGTTGTACCAGATCAGGACAAAAGTGGTATGGACGTTATCAATCGTGCATTAGAACTGGGTTTCTATGTAAGTATTCCTAGTTGGGAAACTGGAATCAAAGACGTAAATGATGCAGTAATAAAATATGGCAAACTCGCTACATTGCTAAGTATCTTGCAATCAGCGACTAATAGCAAAATAAAATTAGAGATTAAGAGGAAACAACTTGATAAACGACTTCAACATTGATGTACAGAC